TTTTCTCTAGTGATCGCTTTGATCGTGGTTTGTCCTGTAGCATCATCTATTTTTTTACTAGCAGCACCAATAGAACCAAAAAATGAGCTTTGGAAAGTTTCTAATTTATCATGCATTCGGTCCTCTATCTCATCTATAACACCTGCTAGAATTTCTATTAACTCTTCGTCACTTTCTCTACTTTTGGCCCAACGAACCCACTCATCTTTTGACAATCTGGCAATGTATCTGCTTAGTAGTGCATAAAATATTGACCAAGCGGCAAAATAAAGCAATAATGAAACTGTAGTGATCTCCATTATACTTCTCGTAAAACTTTCTTAGTTCGTTCACGTTCTTGATACGCTGAAACTACTCCAGGCTCAAGGTTTACAGTAATAGTGCCAGGTTCAAATTTCTTTGGCGTTATGGGTTCAAATATTGTTGTTTTCTTGAATTCCATTAAACCAACGTCTTGAGCTAATTTCAATAATGGAATTAATGCACCTAAGTTCATGTAATAATCTCCCTTACAATTTTTCCTAATGTAGTAGCACCTGCCGCTCCTTTAACTCCTTTTTTAACTCCGATTTCTAGTTTCTCTTTTATATCGTCGGTATCCGGTAAATCTAATTCGGTTATAATAGCTGCAACTATAGCACTTAAGACTCCAGTAAATAATACACCTCCAACTAAAAAGGGAGTAGTTGGATTTTCTAAAAATGCTATTACATCATCATGCCGACGTTTTGAATTTACTGCAGCTTCTTGCTGCTTTGTAACTTTCTCTAGTGTGTAATCTTCTGGAATAAGTGCGTAGGGCATTATTTCTTTCTCTTTTTACCTGCAGGTGTTTTCCTAAATGCAACACCCATTTTTTTTAGGTTTATTTTACCTGTTCTTAATCGAAATCTTGGTTTATTACTGTTAGCTTTAACATATTTGTTCCAGGCTGATAGTTTACGTTTAGGTTTTCCTTTATAGACTGGTACATCACTTATTTTTTTAGCTGTAGAAGCTATTAAACCATCCTGAAAACCCTTTCTATAACCCTCAAAATAATCAGGCATTAGATCATAGCTCCTTCTACTACTACTGTACAGGCTCCAGAAAGACCTTGTGCTATAACTTTGATACCCGTATTCGGGGGTATCGTATAGTATAAGTTAGGGAATTGGGGCCCGATTCCATCATTCTCTATTAGGAACTTGCTGACATGTAGTGCCTCTTCATTACCTTGAATAGTCCAGGACAGCGCATCACCTTGAGAACATCCGCTATAATCGAATGAGACGTTAGTAACGACACTATAGAACTTGTTAGGTGAGATAAAATCTAATAACGTTGTTCCACCTCCAGTTAATGCTTCTAGACCACTCCAGGCAAATACATGGTCACCAAAGAAGTTCAGGGTCGGCCCCGTCGAAAGTGTCACTAGTCAACCTTGCCATATATCTTACCAGTTAACCAAGCAGTACCGTCTACGTTGCTAGATGCTCCAAATTTTATTTCAACGTCTGTATAAGGAGGGATCATTATATCCCAAGGATTTAAATTGTCTGTGCCCGCTGCAGCACTCCTATAGATTACATTAATAACAATAATACCGTTTAAACTCATAGTCAAATAAATATTATCATTGGCTACATGATCATCCGTAAAATTTAAATTCCCTACGAAATTAAAATTGCCTGAAGTAAACTTAAGCATTAAACTATTGGCAGCGCTACTCGATGCGTCAGAAATAACGCCTGAGTAAGCATATGCATGGTTTCCAATTACATTAAGGTTTAAACCCGCCGAGGCTGTGTCTTGCGGTCCATAACCAACACCTTCGGGCATTGATCTACTCGAATGTTATTGTACAGCTACAATCAATGGTTGCTGCAGTTGTAACAGCAATTTGGATGTCCAAAGTGTTTCCCGAGGTAACGCCTAGTGCTGTCTTTTCCTGTACAACACAATTAGCAACTCCAGTTCCACCGGATGCGGCTTGACTTATTGCGGGTCCCATGAAAACAGCATCACCTTCTTGAAGCGCCGTACCCGTCAATTTATATCCAGCGCAGGTATCTGCCCCGGTTCCGACAGTACTCATGCCCATTGATATGGATGAGATTTGTGATACTCCAGTTGGTACAACCAAAGACAAGCCGGAGCTCGCAAATTGATTGTTCATACTCTGAAAACTAGTTGTTGCTGATAACCCAGCTTCTGTTCTTGTTACTACTATTGCCATATTTATGCTCGTACTTTAATAGGTCCAAGACTAGCTAATACAGGTGATCCTCTTGAAAAGGATTTAACTGCAGCTTTTGCTAAAAATGCCCCGATTAATGTCTTAGTGATTGCCTGTTTGTTAGATTTAGCAGACTTAGATAGTGTTGATAATCCAGTATTAATATCTCCAGCTAAAAAAGATTTCATTGATGAACCTGCGTTGGTTTGTTCCAGGAGTGCTAAAGCCGCTCCCGTCTCTATAATGTTAATACCAAATTGTCTAGGAGCTTTACGCCTAGAAGCTTTTCTACGTCTGACAGCCATATAATATTAGTATGAAGAATCTGCTATATAAGTTCTACTCATTTATGAGTATGGGGTATTCTATTTATATATTAGAATTCTAAATTAAGCTTATGAGTGACAAGAAGTACACGTTCGGTCAGCCATCACTAATGAAGGCGATTGAACCAGGACAGAAAGCAAGCATCAAATTTTTGGATCATCCAAAAGTTGTAGAAACAGAATGGGGAGAAAAGTATTCCGTAACTATCCTTTTACTTTCCCATCCTCAGTATTCCATCTCCTCTCCTAAAGGCATAAAGATGAACTGGCAAACTAATGCTAAGGTAATCAAAGACCTAGTATCTATGCTAGAAGAAAAGAATAAAGAGTTTTTACAAGATTACTCTGACATGACATGGGAACTAAGCGTCGCGGATGACGGTAGTTACTGGTTAAATGCGTAGATTCTGTACACTTTGTGAACAAGAGTTTTTGCATCGTAGCGTAGAAAAAATGCATGACCATCTTTTTTTATGTGTACAATGTAAAAATACATTGCTTCATTTAGTTAGGGGTTATACTTAGCGCGGGGTTTCATATTTAAGAAAGGATAAGGATAGGTAAGTGGAAAGGTAATTAAGGGGCTCAGAAAAACTATGAGTGACTTTCTAAGCCCTTTAAACCTACTAAAATACGCTATTATAACCCTACCTTCTATCTAGTCCAAGGCTTTTCTGGGGCTGTTTTACCCCTACTTCGGGGCTTTGGGAGGCGTTTAGTAACCCCTGGACACCATTTCGCTTCATTAACATATCTGCTACAAAACCCATTATTGGATTTTCTCTAGTGATCGCTTTGATCGTGGTTTGTCCTGTAGCATCATCTATTTTTTTACTAGCAGCACCAATAGAACCAAAAAATGAGCTTTGGAAAGTTTCTAATTTATCATGCATTCGGTCCTCTATCTCATCTATAACACCT